TAAAGTATCAACATTATATTTATTTAAAACAACTTGATATATGTCAAAATCATCACTAAATAAATAATCAAAATTTTGCCTATTTGCCTTTGCAACTAATTCGTGGCTTGATATATATCTAAAACTCATCTTGCTCTACCATAAATGCTAACGTCATAATCAAATGTATTTGTAGCAGTTGTAAAAAATTCAATACAATTAATTATTCTTTCAGGGCTATAAAAACCCCCACCGACTTTAAATTGTAAAACTGCTGACGTTGTGAAATTTGCAGTATGACAAAATAATGTCGTTGGCTCACTTGGATTTCCTGCATTGTTTAAAGTAAAAATACCACTCATGGTTAAACCATTACTTGTATTGTGTACACCATTTTGAAATATACGTGAAATTCTAGAACTATCACTTTCTTCGGCAGTATTATTACCACTTCCGTCTGCGTCTAACTTATACATTTTATGAGAATAAGAACTATCAGTAAGCATATTAGCCCCACCATCTACTGAGTATCTAACTGCTAACGTGTCAGCATTTGTTCTAATTTTAAAAGCACGGAATACAATACAGTGTGAAAAATATTTATCTTCTTGTAAGTTGGTAAACTTTAATGAATTGACAGGATTTGAATTATTACTATCCTTAGATTCTATTAACTCCCAAGCACTACCCCATCTTTTATTTTCTGTCAAATCATAAGCGTCAGCAACATTATATATGCCACTATTTTGCTTAACTTGTTTAGGAGTTTTTCCTATAAGACCATAAGTCATAATACTCCTTTATGAAATTTCTAAGATACTTGCTAAAGCAATTAAATCGCCTGAAGCATTAACACCCTTTATTTTTATGGTATCTGTTGTTTCTAAAAATATTTTATCTTGACCAGTTACAGACAACGAACTATCAGCAGGTACAGTTATTGTACTTGCAAGTTCCGTATCAGCACTAGCACTTGTATCTCTAATAGCCACTGTTACTGCGTCATCAGTTGCACCATCTTTATTAGTAACTCTTAAAGATACTAAAACTGAACTTGTGCTAGCTGGAACTGTGTACATTGTTTGATAACTAGATGTAATTTCTAATCTTGCATTTTTATAAACTTCTGCCATTTACTTTCCTCTCTTATCCTAAAGCCAATATTAAACCAACACTAGCACCAGCAGGTACAAGTGATGTAATATCTGCAACTGTTGTTTTTTTAAGGTTATTACTGTCGTCTGCGTCTCCAAATAAAATTATGTCTGTTGAAGCGACTGTTCCTGATGTTGCTTGAGCAGGTGCGATTGATAGAGTGGCAACTCCACTTGTTGTTCCACCTGATAAACCTGATGTAGAAGCAGTAACAATAGAGGTTATATCGCCTTCTCCAATGAATGATGTCCAAGAACTTCCGTCATAAAATTGTAGGGTATTGCTATCTGCTAAGAAACAAAACATACCTTCTTCTGCTGAACTGACTGCTGAGTCTCTTGCAGTTGCATTAGCAAAACGCATGATGACCTGTTCTTGTAGGTATGAGTTAAAATCAGAAGCGTTTACTAAGTCTCCTGTTGTCCAAACTTTAAAGCCTGCCATTTATAAATTCTCCTTTTTACTAAGCATAAACTAACCTTGTTCCTTCTCCAAGTTTCGCTTGTCCTAATATCCAAGCCGAGCTTCCTGCTGGACTTAATGTCGCAGTCCAATCCCAACTTTGATTACTTGCGTTTACAGTATGCGTTATTGATTCTATCCAAAGTTCATCAGTAAAGCTAGTACCGTCAACATTAACTATCTTAACAGATATTTTATCCCCAAACTCACGTCCTAAAACTTGTTCCCAAAGAGAAGTATTGTCTCTAGGGTTAACAGATAAAGTATCTATTCTTAAAATTGGTAAGGAAGTTTCAGCAATCTTTTGTTCAATAATTGATAACACATCAGAGTCGGTAATGTTAATTGTTGTTTTGTTACTCTCTTTAGGTCTGTATCTCAGTACAGAATCAGCGTCAGCTTTATACTGTGTCGTACCACCACTTCTCTGCCACTCATAAACATTAATAATCTCATTGTCATCAAAGGAAGTAGAGACATTTGTGTATGGTAAGTTACTACCGTCATTACTAAATATACCTTGAACATTGACTGCTTTAGTGTTTGAGAGTTTGTAATCTCTATTTCTAAACGTTGCCTTACCGTCTTTAGAAATAAAGAATTGTCCATTCTCAGCAGTCTCACATTCTCTTAAACCTGTAAGCACATTTGTTGATATTGGTTGTACAATAACTTGTTTTGTGCCAGTAAGCACATCTCTCCTATTACTTGGAAAACCAATAGCGTCCAAGATTCTTGTAACTCTCGTAGACGATAATTCTTGTGCGTCATCATAACTTAAGCGTGTAGAACTCCCTAACTCTGAGAAACCTGCTTGACCTAAACGCCAACCAATACCGTCTAACTGTGCAGATTGAAATATCTTAAATGCGTCAGCACAAGTAAAGGTAACAATAGAGTCTGCACCTTCTGATATAAACTTTACAGGAATAGATTGTAAGAAACCTTCATAAATAACATACGTTGATGAATCATAAGTAGCAGACATACGCACTCTTTTAAGTGGTTGTATCTTTGTTCTTGCATTACCTGAGTCATAATAAGGACTAGAAGTATTGTTAGGATTAAATCTATTGTCAGCGTTTGATACTGAGAAGCTCATTGTACCTGCAACAAACTCTCCAATCTCGTTGGCTCGTCCTCGTCTAGTTGTAAAAGCTCTAAGGTACGTTGTTATATCTGTAAATGATTGTGATTCATCAAACGGCTCTGAGTCAAAAGCTACTTCTAGCGTAAGTAAAACATTGGAATCAAAACTCGCACTCATTATGTAGCTACTGTAATACCTTTACGCTTTGCTTGTTCTAAAGCAGTTATTACGGCTAACTCTACATCAGTTGTGCTTCCAAGTAATGCACCTGTGTTTACTGTTATTACAGTATTGCTACCCCCACCTGTTCCTATAATTCCTTGAGTAAGTGGGTCAAGATTATCAGCAAATTCCTGTACACCTAAGCTATTAAATTTTCTTGGTGGTGTTGTAGGTGCAATAGTATCTTCTGCAACTGCTTCAACAATGTCATCTATGACTGCATTCTCTGTTGGTGGTAAGCCTTGATTACCAACCTCACGTCCTGCAAGGTTAAATAAAGCATTAAATTGATTCGTCAAGGTATCTAAATCTCCACCAATCAATCTAACTATTTCATTTATACCGTCTTTAAACTTCTCTGCTGACTTTAAATCTTCTAATGCTGAGTCAAGTTCTGCCTTTGCTAGAGCCATTTCTAAGATGTTCTCAGTAGAGTTGGCAGTTGCCTTAGCTAAATCCTCTTGTGATTGCCTGTAATCATCTTGTGCTTCTCTAAGTTTCTCAGTTTGTTTAATAACATCTTCTTCTGCTCTCTCAATATCTCTTAGGGCTTGTTCTTCTTCTCTTGATATAGCAGTTGATTGTTCAATTAATTCATTTAAGCGTTCTCTTGCAACGGCTAGTTGTAGTTTCTGTATCTCAGACTTTTCTTCTACTTTTTCAAGTTCTGATATTTGTTCTCTTTGTCTTGCAATAGCTAGGGCTTCTTCATTAGTTACTTTTGCACCAAGCCCTGATACTTTATTGAAATCTTCTTTAGCTTGCTCAACCTTACTGTTGGCTTTTTCTAAATCTTTATTTGCTTTATTTAAGTTAGTTAATGCTTTAGCTTCTTTATCTACTAGGTCTAATCTATCTTCTTCTATATCTCTTAGGTTTTGATAAGCGTCATTTAGACTTCTAAGAGCGTCTAATCCTGCCGTTGCTCTATCCCTAGTAAGTTGCTTCTCTGCTTCTGTTTCTTCTTCTGTAAGCTGGATTGATTCTTCTTTAGTGTTATTTAAGTTACCTGTTTCTCTATCTAATTCGTGTGTATTTGCAATTAAGTCTCTTTGTACTGCTTCCTGAAATCTAATTGAGTCTGTCATCTCTTTATATGAATCGATTATGTCTTGGTTGGTTGCTTCGGCTACTTCAACTGTTTGTGTATATTTGTCGTAGGTTTGGTCAGACTTCTTGAGAGCAATACCTTGTTCTTCCATGATACGTTTACCTTCTTCAATCTTTTTGTTGAAGTCAGATTGTGGGTCTATAACACTAAGTATGCTTGATAGTAATTTATCAAAGAAACCTATTGTTCCTTCTAAAGCAGGTTTAAGACTATCAATTAGTACTAAACCAACCTCTGTAAATTTAGAAGATAATATATCTATTTGACCTTGTAAAGATGTAACTTGTTTATCTGCAACGTCTTGAGTTGTACCACCTGCGTCATTAAGAGCAGATTCATATTCTCTTATTTGATTTCCTGCACCTGATAAAATTTTAACTGCGTCGGCTACACCACGATTTAAACCTAACTGGTCTAATGTACTTGCTTTAAGTTCGTCAGACATTGGAGACAATACTGAGTCTAAGTTCTCTACTAAGTCTGCAACATTAAGTAACTTACCTTCTGAGTCGAACATTTGTAGGTTAAGTTTTGCAAACTCCTCTTTGTTCTTGGCAGTAGCTCTAGGTATATCTCTAAGTAACTGGTTTAACTTCTCGCCTGCTTCTGCACCTTTAACACCTCTATCTGCAAAAGCTGATAAGACTGCTACACCTTCTTCGATAGATTTGTTAGCAACCTTAAGAGAAGCACCTGCTTTGTTTGTAAGAGCTTCTGAGAACTGTTGTACAGAAGCGTTAGCCAAAGTGTTAGCTTTTACAAGAACGTCTGTAACTCTAGTTAAGTTTGTAAGGTTTTGTTCTGCGTCTTTAACTGTAAGACCTAATGCAGACTGGGAGTCAGTTGCTAAGTCAGTCGCAAGAGCCATATCAAACATACCTGCTTGTGCAAATTTAGAAACTTGTGGTAATGCTTGTATAGATTGTTCTGCGTCTAAACCTGCTGACGCTAAGAAAAAGAATGCTTCTGCTGATTCATCAGCACTTATTCTTGTTTCGATTGCAACTTGTCTAGCAGACCTGCCCATAGCAATCTGTTGTTCTTCTGTTGTTTTCATTATGGCAAGAGATTGGTTGAGTTTATCCTCGAACTCTATGAACTCTCTTGTTGCACTTGCTAAGGCTTTAACAAGGACTGTACCAACGGCAATAGCACCAACTTTAGCTACTGCACCAAACTTATTTAATTTCCCTGATGAGTTGTCAGTAGTCTTACCCAAGTTGTTCATTTGGGCTTTAGCTTTTGTAAATCCTTCTAGGACAAGTTTAATTAGGATATTTGAACTACCCATTATCTTTGTTTCCTTTTCTTAGCTTCTGCTTCTGCCATAGCTCGTTGTTTGTTCCTCTCTTGTTGTTCTACATAGTAGTATGTAGCCCACTGAGAATACTCTAATGATGACATTTTAGTTCGCAATTCGCCAACTGTCATTCTTAAATCACGAGCTAATCTGAATTGAAATACTAAGTCAGGGTTAGCTTTTGAAATCTTCGGCTAGTGCCGACTCAATCTCGCTTCCTACACCGTTAAGTGTATTAAGTTCTGCAAATATTAAATCAATAACTGTTGCGTCTTTTTCATACAGTTCATCTATTGATTCTTCGGTTAATTTAGGCTCGACCACACTTGCTATGAGAAGTGCTTTTTGATAATCAAAAGCGTCTGTTTGTTCGCCATTGATTAATCGACCTAACTCGATTTGCATTTTTTTAGATATGCCTTTTACCTTGATAGAGACATTCCATTGTGGAATATCAATAGTCTTGGTTGGCACATCAGGTAATGACTTAATGTCATCTAAGTTTAAAATTTTAGCCATACGTCTAGCTCTCCTTTTTACTTATTAATGTGTTGCTCTTGTGATTGCACCTGAAACTTGCATATCGGCAGAATATCCTACGACATCTCCTACTGGGCTAGATATAGCATAAGAAGTTAAAATTGCTTCTCCTGTATATTTAACTGCACCTGAGCCTGTTCCCTCAGGGCTATATTCAAAAGATAGAGTTGCTGATTGACCAACAACTGCACCAAATATAGCGTCAGCAGTACTATCCCAAAGACCTGACAATCCAATTGTTGCGTCTTTAAGACCTGCGATATATGTTTTATTATCTGCACCTAGTGTTGTAGTTTCAGATACATCTGATGTTTCAGGAAAATCAACATTGTTTACATAGGTTGAAATATCAGTTAATGACCCACCTGAGTTATCAAGTTTGAAAACTGAATCTTTACCGTGTACAAATGCCATATATTCTCCTTTTAATTATTTCTTCCAAATCCAACTATAACATTGAAACTTGGGTTTGTTCCACTAACAGTATAAACGACTTTTAAGTATCGATTTACTGTTGTGCCACTTGCTACTTCTTTAACTTCTGCACCTGCTGATGTCAAAGCAGTAAAAGATACAAGGTCTGCGTATGTTGAGTTATCTGCTGAGTGTGTAATCTTAGCAGTCAACGTAGGCGTACTTGTTCCTGATACTGATGTTGCAATTATAAAAGCACCACCACCATTGGCAGTAGAGCTAGCATTATCTCTAGCAGTTCCGTTACCTGTTGCAGTAACAGTAGCATTTTCTAAAACGCTTCCACTAAAGAATCCACTTGCTTGTAAGTCAAAGGTAACTGCAACAACATCTCCAACAGGACTTGAAATCCCATAGTTAGTTGTTACACCTTTGCCGAACATACAATCGTCTGTTGCGTCAACTCCGTCAAAACCAATGAGAGCGACTTTATCATTAGCACCGACAAGACCTTGAATAATGTTATCAGCAGTAGAGTCAAAAAACCCTGAGAATGATACCGTTGCGTCCTTTTCTCCTGCAACGAATGTTTTGTTAGAGCTACCAAAAGTGGTTGTCTCTCCAACATCAACTGTTCTACTTGGGTCAGCAGAACTTAAATAAGAACTCAAATCTGTTGAGTCCATAAAAACTTTGGTATCTTTACCGTGTATAAAAGCCATTTACTTTTTACCTGTCCTTCTTCTGTTACGTCTTGTTCTTGACGGCTTGTTGCCACCAGTTCCATATTTTGACATATCTCTCCTTATCTTAGCCTTACTTTTTTAATTTCCAAGCCAAAGAAATCTCTGCTGAAACTTTGCGTGTTATTTTCCTACGCTCTTTTCTTGTGTTCTTTTCAGCTATAAGTAAGAATGGAACTAAGGGAGTTCCTCTCTCGTTAATGGAGTTTACCACAGAATAAGGGTTGACATCTGTTTTTCGACTAGCCCATTCTTCTATTGGTTGTATTGGTGGATAATGTGGTTTTGTTCTCCAGTTAGCACCACCCCAATTTTTTCTGTTCTTCTTTG